CATTGTGCATCTGTTATTTCGTATTTTCTATATTCTGACGAATTCATTTTTACTCTCTGATTTAGTTTTTTGTGGTAAGTGAACAATGTCTAACCATTCAAAATGTTCATTATCAACATGTTCTTCATTCTGACCTTTTAACATGTTTGTGTTATCAATATTCTTATTTGTTTGGTCAACAAACATGTGATTAGTTTTGTATTCTCTTAACACATCTAATTGTGTTGTTGATACTTTATCATAATGACATATCAAACAAACATTTGTAGTAGGATTACTCGTCCTCATATCCATAATGATATCGTATACACGCGGGTCATAGTCTCTATCGGAACCAATACTCTTACCACCCACACCATTGAACTTTGCAACATAGTAGATAGTATTATCAACTGCTTGCAACTTTGTTGGTGTAGATAAAACAATATTTGGTTGTATGTTCGTAGGTGCAGTTGGTAATTCATGTCTCTGATAAACTTTGATAGTTTCACCTTTACCAATCTCTGCATAAACACACTCAACCCAATAATTCTTTTTATCTCTTACTTTTAAATCTTGTAAAACATTCCAGATAATTGCAGTATTTTCATCAGTCTTTTGTGCTTTCCCTGTTGGAGTTAAGTCAACTAATAAATTGTTTTCTTCAATCAACTTTGAAGCAGAGAAAGAAATATCTGCAGTAGTTCTTGCTGATTTTATATAATCTTCTGTTTCTTCTGCATTTGAAGTAGATGCATAAACACCTGCCCAATAATTTCCTGGTAAATTGTCATACTCTACAAACTCAACAACTGCAACAAATATCTTACCTTTCTTTGCAAGTTTATGACCATTGTATCTTGTTCTTCCGTTATCACAAATATACATACCAGTTTTTTCGTCTTTCATGACAACAGGTGGTTCATAGTTAAGAGGTTTATACTTTCCTTTTCTTAACATGTCTGCAAATCCTTCAGCATTCTGAACGATTGCACCCTCTTTCCTTGCTAAGTCTTCTGCAGAACCATCATAATCAATTTTACTGATATCTAATTCAATAAAGTATAAGAAGTTCATTCCTTTTGCACGAGGAATTATATCCTTAAATTGTGTGGAAGTTTGACCTGTAAATTCTTTATTGTATCTTTCGTCTTGGTATAACATATTATGCCTGTAACCTATTGAATAATGGATTCTGTTCTACTAACTCATCGACAAGGTCGTCTTTCGTACCTCTCCAAGTTGGATGGTCAGGTGTGTTAAAAGGGGAGTCAATGACTTCGATGTTAGTGATATAATCAAATGACCCTCTTAGACCATTATACCTGTTAACATGTTGCATGACCAAAGCAGCGACTGATGCTTCAGTAAGAGAAGGTGAATTGTAATAAGAGTGTTCACCCTCACCAAATGCATCTTCTTCAAAGACGAGTTTGTCTACATGGAAGTTAACCACATACTCAGAACCACCCTTAAACTTATGGAAGTTTGTTCCATACTCTTCAAGGTTTTGTGTGTTGACCACATACCACCTTGCAGTTCCATCTTTGATTCTATCTAAACTCATACTAACTCCTTTGTTTTGTCATTATGTACATAGTATAACAAAAAAGTTAGCGTATTGTCAACGCTTATCTACCTACTTGTGGCAGATATTTTGCCTTGGTTTCCTCCCATGACATGAATGCAATATCATCATAAAACAAGGTCTCATCGAGGTTTGTTCTATCATTTTTGAGTAGATTAGTGATTCGTTTCCTTGCATACTTATCTTTCCATAGAGTAGTAAGACCCTCTGTAGAGAAATCTTGTGAACGAACTAGTTGGTCTTCTTTAATCTCCCCTCTTAGAAACTCTCTGGAGTTATCATATAAGGCAGACCAATAGATACCTCTTTGATGGTCTGAACGAATAATATCTTTTGGTATTTCTAGTTTGGGGAATAGAAAACTTCTGAATCTATTTCTATGGTCTCTTTTCCAAGGTTGACCGTTCTCTCGTGTTGCCACATAGAGTGAGAAGAATCTATCGTTGTAGTTCTTTTCTCCATACTTCAGCATCTCGCGTTCAGTGTCTTTGGTCAATTCGTATGTCATAGAACCATTTGAGTATCCACATTTCTTCCAATGTTTAAGTCTATCATATTGTGATAAACCACCTGTCTTGGATTTACCATACAAAGATGTAGTGGTTACACTGACTAGTTTATTACCATAGTTTTCTTCCCACTGTTTCTGTATATCATCTGATAGACATAGAAGTGCAAGTAGTTTTCCACCTGTATAGTTATACCCTAGTGGTTGTAATGGTACAATTGTAGAACCGATACATGAATGATTTAGAATACCACTGTTGGTTTTGAAATCTCTTTCCCAACCGATATGATTATCACGAGGAGTCAAGTCAATGAAATCACCTGTGATACAGATAACTCCAAGATATTTTCCTGTTGGTTTATCTCTAACAACATAATGTAGATTTCTACCGATGTTAGAAGAGTTCTTCATTGTAGATGTAAATGTTCTGATACAATTCCAGATTTCTGACCATGAACCTGCAGAAAAGTTATCGTCTCCTTCTTTAGAAGTGTATATCAATTCTGGTTCTAGGTTCTCAAAATCTTCAGGTGATTCTGGCATCCATATATTGTTCTTTACTTCACTGATGAGTTTTACATGTCTCTCATTTATGAATTGTTTCTCTGAACCGAATAGAGTTCCTATTTCTTGTGTAGGATATTTACGGTGTATCTCCTGATACTTCAAATACAAAGTATATTCTTCTACTGTCATTTGAGATACAAAAGATAAGTCTTCTGTAATTCTATCCCTCATCATAGACCTGCCTAATGCATCAGGTTCTACATAGTTTTCTTTATACTCTTCGTATTGTTTCTGTATTAATTTATCATCAAACATTAAAATCTTGGAATTTCTCTGCACCTCGGTTTCTATCAAACACTGGAGTTTCATTCTCATCACTATCGATTAATTCCTCTTGTGCATCTTGTTCACAATCGTATAACTTCATACGACTTCTATCTATACCAATAACAAATCTTTTGAAGACTGTTGGGTCATTGTATCTATTCTTCAACTGTTTGACTACTAACTGGTCTAACTCTTCTAGTTCTTCTGATGTAATCAATGCAAACATCATATCTGCAGTTGCAGGTAAACCAAATGATTCTGAAGTATCTTCAAGTCCAATATCGGTTGAACCATAACCACTTCTTGTAGTCTGAGTTGCACTCATAATTGGCACATCAAATTCTACTGCAAGACCTCTAAGTTCTTCTGCAATACTCTTCACTAGTGTGTATGAGTTTGCACCTGAACCTGGTCTGATTCTATGTGAAGAACATATGTTTAGATAGTCAATGAATATCATATCAGGTTTAAAATCTTTTTTGATTTCTAGTTCTTGTAATAGATGTCTGAAATGACCAACATGTGCTGATGCAGTAGGGTATTCTTTAATGATAAGTTTACCTTTTGTTTTTGCACGAATCTTATCAACCTTTTTATCATACATTTTCTTGGATAAATCAGGCAAGTCTTTCATAGGAACATTCAATACATTTGCATCTATTCTCTCTGCAATTCTTTCTTCTGACATTTCAAGTGTAATGTATAGTATGTTCTTGTTCATCATCAAACCAGCAGATGCCATATGACACATGAATAAGGACTTACCAACACCAGTACCTGCAAGGCAGATGTTAAGTGTTTTGTTTGGAAGACCACCTTTGGTAATCTTGTTGAAGTATTCTAAGTCAAACGGAATCTTCTCTTCTTCTGTATGATAGAATTCAAATCTTGCATCTGCATCTTCAATCTGGTCATGACCAATATGTTGGTCAAATGATACAGACAATGCATCTTTTAAAAGTTCAGGTATTTCACCAGTAGACCTTTGAGATTTCTTATCGATAACCTCAATAGAATCCATGACTGCAATATAGATTGCTCTATCTTTGCACCACTTCTCAGTCTCTTCAACGAGCCAATCCATTGGAGTTGTCTCTTTGTCGAATTGACTGATTACGGTTTTAGACATTTTCAATTCGTTCTCGTTAAGAGAAGTATTGTTGTCTAAGTTTATGAGAAGTGCTTCCGTGGTAGGTGGTTTAGTATATTTTAAGAAATAATCTTGTATCTCTTTAAATACTACCTTCTCATCACTCTCGGTGAAATACTCTGATTTTAGGAAAGGTAAAACCTTCCTAGTAAAGGGTTCATTCTGAATCAGATTCTTCAGGATTGTCTGTTCTAATCTCGCTATTGCTTCCATATTTAAACTCTGTATTAACTGCTTTTTCTAATGATTCCATAACTTCTGGTGTGAAGTATTTTTCAGGATTATTATTAATGGTTTTACCAAATTCGGTTTTACCATTCGGTAATTTAACTCTCGTTGATGATTTCTCAAAAACACCATGTTTGAGTGCAAGGTCTAATAGACCATAATACCTATCAAGACCACTGTCGTATGATAATCTCACATCAACAACTTTGTTCTCAACAGTAAGTCTGGACTTTGCATTCTTACAGTGAATGATATTACCGATAATATCTGTTCCGTCTTTCTCTTTTCTCTTAGAGAGATAGATAATTGATGATGCAGCGTATTTAAGACCACTACCACCACCCATTTCTTTTTGTGGGAACATAGAACCAATTACATCGTAAGTATGGTTGGTAACAATCATAGGAACTTTTGCTCTACCGAGTTTTAAAGTTAACACTCTGAATGCACCTTTTACAATTTGGGCACGAGTCATATCTTTTGTCTCTTTGCCCTCTGCTGTATCTTCGATTTCTTTAGTAGTTGATAACATACCAAGTGAATCTAATACAAACATCATAGGTGGTCGTTCTGACTCATCTGATTCCAGATATTTGTCTAAGATACTTATTGATTGAGTTCTGAACTGTTGAACAGTCACAACTGGTACAATAACG